CAATTTTTTCTTTTTCTTATTCTTTTACCTCTTTTCTCTCTTTTTTCTTTTCTATGAACAGTAAACTTCTATCATAAATTAGTAACATCTAGACTAGCGTAAAACGCCTTTACCTTCTTATTCACCATAATCCGTGATACGTCATAACTCATAATACTCATTCCTTGCAATGATTTGATTCGCGACAGTGCGACATAACTCTGTCCGGCTTCAAATACCCTTTCTCCTATATCTATAATACATCTGTCCAATGTTGCACCTTGACTCTTGTGGATAGTTATTGCCCACGAAAGTATAAGTGGAATCTGAGATACACCAATACCCGGTATATTTTCACTCATCCACGTATGATAGTTCACTGTCATTTCCAATCCATTATTGAACCGAACAACCGGTAATGGTTGTAACGCTGACTCCGTCATTCTCACAATCACACCCTGACTTCCATTACATATAGGCGTAACAGATGTCGTTACAGCTTCTTCCATATTTACAACACACATTACTTGCGCTCCTACTCGCAAATGAACAATATCATCACACAAAATACTATTCTTAAGAGAAGCCAATTCAGATAAAATGCGTTCTTTTGATTGTGAAGACCGAATCTGTTTCTCCTTTTCTGACAAGGGAAGGTCGGTCACATATTTCAATTCATACCGATAATCTGGACTATCGGGGTCTAGTATTGTCAGTTTTTCCATTTCAAGACGATTAATTTCATCTACGCGCGACCGCGTTGCATAAAGTATCGTAGGTTTCGTCTGAGGGGTTCCATCCTCCGATACATCTGGTAAAATGATTCCAATACGTGACCTAAGAATTTCATCTGTTTTGCGTGTAATCCGTCCTTCCCTAACTTGATTCAATATTTGGCAGTATGTCGGGTCATTTTGACGGAAAATCTGTTTCAACTGAATGTGGTTTTCTTTAGGAAAAGTGTGAAACCAACTTTCACTTTCAAAACAAAACCGCGCATTATCAGGGTCTTCTGTATTAACACCTACGGGTGGAAGCTGGTAGAAATCACCACAAAATATCAACTGGATTCCTCCAAATGGCCTAGAATTACAGTTTCGGACTCTTTTACCGACAAGGTCTAATACATCAAACAAACGCTTTGACATCATACTTACTTCATCCACGATGAGTGTGCGTGTCTTTCGCCATTCCTTTTTTTTGAAAAAGTTCTTATCTACTCGGTCTACAATGCGTTCAATATCACCGTTCGCGAGACCAATTCCAGCCCAAGAATGAATCGTTTTTGCTTTACATTCCAACATCACGGCAGCACATCCGGTCAATGCACACACTTGAATATTATGACCGCGTTGGCTCGCATATTTATAAATCTCTCGGATAAGAGCGGATTTACCAGTTCCACCCGGTCCTGTGATGAACACATTTTGACCCGATTTATATTTGTCAAATGCGAGTATTTGTTCAGGTGACATACTTGCATTGATTCCGGTTGGTTTTTCACTACTTGCAGATATTACTTCCTCTGCGGCATCATTGTGTTCTTGTGTCTCTTTTTTTATCACTGTCGTATATTTCCGAATATCGTGAGATAACGATTTCATTTTGAATCACCTTGGCTATATGTGTATGCGTATAATGATACAGTATTAAAATCACCAAATTATATTCAATTTAAAGTAGTTTCAATTCCTATTTACAAGAATATAAACATTTACCATAAAATATGTTTTAGCATATTGTTATATAAACCTAATTTTATAGAATCAATAATGAACATTACGAATTCATACTCCGTGCCTGGAATATTACAGCCTTCATTTACGTCACAGCCGCAATACACAGAAATGACTACACAGACTGTCCATATACATTCCCAATCTACTGCTACAGCGTCATCCCCTCATCTTACAAATGACCAATTGGAACGTGTTAAAAAATCACAGTTTATTCTGGAAAAATACCCCGACCGTGTTCCACTTATTGTTCAGCCAGCCAAGAATGACCGAGATATGTATCCGATTGACAAATCAAAGTATATTACTCCGAGAGAATTAACACTACTCCAACTTCAGCAAATCATCCGAAAGCGTATTCATTTTCCGCCAGAAAAGGCCCTTTTTATGTTTATCAATAATAAAATGTATCCTATCACTTCTATGATAGGCACCATATATGATGAAAACAAAGACGCTGATGGATTTTTATATGTTTCGTATTGCCAGGAAAGCACATTTGGCGCCTGAACATATATTAAACATAAATAACATATATAGACACAAAATTATATATCCATATATGTTATCATTTATTTCCAAAATAAAAAAAATCATAAACGACAAATTAAAAAATAGATATAATGTAAGAAAACGTCAATACGAGGTCGTTTTTGGCTCGGATATAATGACGGTATATCCGGAATGCGGTGATGAGATAACAGTTCAACGAGACGACAACAACGACGATACTCCATTACCTCCTCCGCCAAGTCCCGTAATATTCCGCACATTATTTCGCATAAAAATTGACACTACAATCATAGACAATGATTACGAACTACAAAAACTTCTTCGTATTATGGATATACATAATATTGATGTAGAACATATAGTACTAGAACCCAGATATGAAGCAGCGATTTCTAATATTCCAGAAATTTCCGATATTATAAAAATAAAATTACGGTTATTGTATATCATTATCGCGAACAACGTCTATCAATCATTATTTGAAGAATACAAACAGTATCGTTGCATAAAAAACATTCAATATATCGGCGTTTTTCGTTACGGTGAATATATTATTCGTATTGATGATTCGCCGTATAGTTTTATCAATGAAGACGTGGTAGTTAATGCATTACATGCTAGTTCTAATAATAATAATAATAATAGTAATATTATACGACCTTTTCTAATTTATACAAATATCAAAAAAAATACGAGTAATGAAATATGCGATTGCGTTTCACATACTTGTAACTGCACATATTATGACGATGCAGACAATCATCCAGATGTAAAGGAACTTAATGAGGAATCCAGAAATTGTTATAATAAATTACGTTCAAAATCCATTTCATTTAGTATACAACATTATGAAAAAGAAACACTGCCATTATATAATTGGGTGAAGGAAAATATAGGAAATTCTGTATACAGTCAATTTTCCACAATACAAACACCATTTTTCATACATCTATTTTATAAATGTGCCAAGTTATTACGTGATATTCATACACATTCTATCGTTCACGGTGATATCAAACCGGATAACATTCTAATACGGGAACACGATAATTTTGATATGAGTCACCCTGACAAATGTAAAAATTTCACTGTATATTTGATTGATTTCGGCTTATCAGGAATAAATGAAAAGGGAATTGGAACTGGCGGAACAATACCCTATTGCCATCCAGAATTCAAAAATATTCGCGATACGTCTCGTTCAATTAAATATCATTGGAGAACATTACAGTTCAAACACGATGTATGGTCACTTGGTTTAATGTTTATTACGATGTATATTTATCGTGATTGTTATAATTATTATTATAAATATCCTAATTATTTTTTTATGAATAATGGGTATGTTTCATCATTGATATTGGATACGATATCTGATAAAAAACTGAATCATTTATTTACTATAATGTTATCTGAAGATGGTATTTCCATTGCAGAAGTATGCGACGCACTTTGTAATATGAAATCAAATAGTTGAGGTTGTTACTGTGGGAGATTGTAGCGTAACCTCGTGTTGAGGTGAATTATATTCCGTTGTTGAGGAAGATGCTGTAGACGACACGATATTCGTTTCTAAATCAGATACACTATCTGTTACATTTCGCTCCGGTGGTTGCGACGATATATTTTCAGTAACAGAATTCATAATACTATACGGGTTATTATGGGTGCCACGCAATGATTTGGGTAAATATTGTTCTTCAATCGCAGGTGAGTATTCTTGTTCAGACACTCTATATTTTGGTTCTTCACGGGAATGACTCGTTGTTTCTTTAAATTGATTTTTTACGATGGCGCGTTTTTCTAATGTATCGCGTTTTATATTCATATTTTGAAGAATATTCATCATCAGTTGCGGTGCAATAGACAGTGTATTCATATGTGTTCGGTATTTGAAAGTGCATACACTTGTTTCAGAACCGATAAATTTTATACTATACCACCAATATGCAGGAATAAACATCACCATTCCCTGAAATAATTCAACTTCAAGTGTTTTAATTTTATCAAAATCATCCTGATATTCGGGTTGAATTTTCCAAGGATTTACTGGTGATCTAAATTCTAAAATATCATAATCGTGGATAGGGTATAAATATCGCGTATCTTTGGGAGGAATCAATAGTATTTTAATGGTTCCTTGCGATACAAGAAAATAATTACGATAATTTACTTCATAACGAAGAGGAGTTGTCGTTTCGGAAGATGCCATCATAATATCATACATACACGTAGACACCATATAAGGTCTCAAAAATTCATCGTTTAATTGAAATGTTTTAATAAGTCCAGTTTCCTCTATAAAATCCGCATTGCATTCGCTTATATATTTCATTTCTGTATCTTTTTTGAGGACTTCGTGTGCGATTTTGAATGTAACTGGAATATATAATACGACATCATTCTCTGTTCCTTTTTGGATTGTTTTCACTGTATCTTCATTTTTTGTGTTGGTGACTGCTGGAAGTTTACTAACATCACGAATATGAATGTCAAATGCGCGATAATTGGTATGAATACTTTGGTATGACAATTGTGAAAGTAGATTTTCATTATATAACTCAAATGTAGTTGGTTGTCGTATATCACATACTTCTTCTAAACGCTGCTTTGACGGTTGTTCTATTTCATATACTTCTAAATCATTACTTCGTTTCAAATGAAAATGGATATGTAAATATAAGAATAATACAATACAAAAAATAAAAATAGAAATAACTATCATTGTAAATATGAATACTATTACATATTCATATTTATACTTCTTTTTTTTTACGCGTAGTTGGTTATATTTCGGAGACAACCAGTGCAATTTGTTCAGGAAAATGTGGCATTTCTGTGTCATAGGCTTCTTCCGTCGTCATCGTCGACGCTTCTTCGTCACGATATGTATCATTTACAATGTGGGTTTTGTCTTCACTGCACATTTCACGTTGAGGTTCAGCTTCGGGTTCGGGTTCAGGTTCGTCAATAATATGAGCCGGTTCATTATATGATTCTTTGTTATCATTTTCATAATTTGACAATACAATTTCGCGAATATCCGATGTATATAATCCATCTACATCCAATGTCTCGTCTTTTTCTGATTCTTGTTCTATATAAGATTCCGGCAACTCTTCATCACATATTACAGATGATGTATTATTTTTATTCAATAATCGCAACAATAGTGTATTCATTTCGTTCATCATTTGTTGCTGTGAATGGATGAGACTTCGCAATTCTTGGTTTTCTTTCACAAGTGGTTCAATCTTCATAATCACTTCCGAGAGATTGGTATCATTGACAATCTTATCAACAATACCTTCTACAAATTCGCGACTATTCGTTAAATCGTTCATAACAACTTCCATTAATAGCTCTGGTTCATCCTCGTCACGGTCGTGGTCGTGGTCGTGGTCGTGGTCGTGGTCGTGGTCGTCGTGGGTTTGAATGATTGTCTTTGAATCGCTCTTTGATTCTCGTATATGTGTATTCGTATTTGAAACATTTTCTACAAGTTCATCCATCTGACGAATAAGATGTTGAATCGCGTTATTGTGCTCTTGTAGTTTGACATCGTGAGCTTTCATTATAACAATTGGAGGTGGTATTACACCACTGTCAGATATCATACTCACAAAAGGTGTCATATGTATATGACTTACCCCGAGAGATTTGGATTTATGTAGTGCCTGGGCCTGGGCTTGCACCTGGTGCGCGATCGCCTGCGCTTCTTTCATCGCTTCTATTTCAGCCGGGGTTTTATATTTCGGGTTCTTTCGTGGTATTCCTTTTTCATATATGAACTCTGGTTCATTTATAGAAGGTATAACTAATTGTTGTTGTATTTCTTTCTCTTGGTGTTGAACCTTTAGTCTTTCTTCTTGTTCCATTTGTTGTGCGATTGCAATTTTTTGTTGAAGTATTTGGGTTTGAATTTCATTTTGTTTTTGAAGAACTCGCATTCTATCTGGTGGTATCGCACTACCTTGAGTTTGCATCATATTGGTTCGCGCCAGAATTTGCTGTCGTATCAATTCTATATTTTCATATATGTTTATGGGGAGGGTTTGGATATGCTCTCTATTGGATGACCCATTTAACCTCTCATTGTGTTGTTCCGGAAATGGCTGATTCATAAGCTGTTGAACAGTAGGGGTTGAACGATTATAATAACCAGAAGTTTGTGTATTTACGTTTCCAGAATTCATAGGGGTAGATGATGCTCTACGCTTTCGTGCTGCTGACAATGCTGCATTACCACTCATTTCGTTCGTAAAGATTATAAAATGTAACAACACATTAATTCTATATTATTTTCGCATTGTCATTTTCAATGAATCATAACTCTGGTAATTCAATACGCGAAAATCTTCAAATTTGTAATCATTAATATTATCTCTCAAAACTCCAATTTCAACTCTCGGAAAAGGATACGGGCAACGCAATAATTGTGTTTTGAGGGTATCCATATGTTCGTCGTATATATGTGCATTTCCTAAATGATATACGAATTCGTGTGCAACTAAACCACAATGTTTGGCGATTAGATGCGTCAAAAAACTATACGATGCAATGTTAAATGGAACTCCTAAACCTACATCACCGCTTCGCTGATATAAAGCACACGAAAGACGATTTTCGTTGTCTACATTAAATTGGCACAGAATATGGCACGGTGGTAGTGCCATTTCATCTAACTGGCACGGATTCCACGCAGACATAATAAGACGACGTGAAAATCTCTCGGTAGGATGTTTCAAACATCGGATAATCTCAGCGAGTTGGTCCACACCTTTTCCAGTGTAATCTGTTTCGTAATTCTCATATTTAGCATTAAAGTGTCTCCATTGGTGCCCGTAAATGGGGCCAAGGTCGCCTTCGGCGTAATGCGAGAGACCGCGCGATTCCATAAAATCCGGTGATGCATTATCGTCCCAAATATGAACACCGACATCTTGTAAAAGGCGATTGTCAGTTTTCCCTTGAATAAACCACAAAAGTTCTTTGAGGCATGTCTTCCACGCCATTTTTTTGGTAGTAAGTATCGGAATCCAACCTTGTTCTAACGAAAATACCATTCCAGCACCAAATACAGAAAATGTGCTGCCATTTCGTCCCACTTGTTCGTGATTTTGCTCTATAATATCATTGATGAGATTTAGGTATTGATACTCTGCGTGTGGGTGGATGAATACGCGGCTGGTGTTATTCACTTCTTTTATAGCTTCTATGTTACTTGTTACATTATCATTATCATTATCATTATCATTATCATTATCATTATCATTATCATTATCATTATTTGATACATTGACACGATGAATGTGGTAATGCGGAACGCTATTGATACGTGAAAAACGACGAAGCATTTATTATGGCGGTTGAATAATATCTATAATGTAAATTGTTTAATTCCATTCAAGACCTGCAAATTCAATCGTTTATATAATATTCCTTGCTATATATATACTCCAATGGAAGCATTTGAAGAAACCGTAAAGGAAGGAACGAAACGTGGTAGTTCATTTGTAGACCATGTCTTTCGTTTAGACGAACAGCAACAAGGTATTTTATTAAATATTGTCCAATATACGATTGTTGGTTTCATTCCCATCCTCATAATGTTGTATTTAGTACGAACCTATGTTCCTGAACCCGATGACCACAAAGCAACCCTAATGATTTTAGTAGAAATCCTTGGTCAAATTATCTTTATGTTTGTCTTCATTTACTTTATCCATCGCCTGATTACATACATCCCAACATACTCTGGGTACAGATACAGCGAGTTCAACTTTACTACCACAATTTTAGGAATATTGATGATTCTCTTGAGTATCAAGACAAAGTTGGGTGAGAAGGTGCAGATTATTGTAGACCGCACGATTGAGTTAGTTGGTGGTGAGACAAGCTACAATGGAACCGCTGGTTCTAGTTCGGGTGGCGCACAAGGCGGTTCTGGCGGTGGAACTGTTCGTATTACGCAACCTCTTTCCCAGCCTTACGCTGGCGGTGTTCCAGGTGGAATGGTAGGTGGTGGTATGGCCCCGCCTAACCCTGTATTAACCGCCAACCGCAATACAGGCACGGCTGACTATGGTCTCTCGCAAGCATCCCAACAACAGCAACATTTCAACAGCACATACGCACAGCACGTAGGCGGTGGTATGCCTGGTGGAATGATGTCATTTGAACCGATGGCCGCAAATGAAGTTATTGGGTCAAAGTTTTAGATAGCCGAATACAATACAATACAATACAATACTGATGTTACTCTTTCATTATTTATTATATGATATAAAGTAAATTATAATTTATATTATATAACCGTATCATTATGCCAACCCTAAACGAATTCTTTGCAAGTCATCATATTGCACCTACTGAAGGTTATTCTCAACAGGTTCCTGGGCAAATCGCGTTTTTACAAAAGATGGGAAGTTTGCCGTCTGTAAAACGTGTTATGGAAATCGGGTTTAATGCTGGACATTCGGCAGAATTGTTTTTATCATCCAATCCTATAATGGAACTTGTAAGTTTTGATATAGGTCATCACGATTACCTCAAACACGGTAAAGAATTTATAGATAAGATATACCCCAATAGACATACATTAATTATTGGGAATAGTTTGAATACTGTTCCCGAGTATTCAAAAACTGCAAAACCATTTGACCTGATTTTTATTGATGGAGGGCACGATTATCCTATCGCATATGGAGATATTATGAATTGTAAGAAACTCGCACATAAAGATACAATTGTTATTATGGATGATACAATGAAAACTAAAAATTGGCTGATGGGGTGGAATTATGGCCCGAATCGTGCGTGGAGTGACTGTATTGCCAATAAGGTTATTGTGGAATTAGGAAGCGAAGATTGTGAACCAGGGCGTGGTCATAGTTGGGGACATTATTTATTCTGAGATACCAATCATTGCAATGATTCACTTTTCTATGAAAATCTCTCGTTCTATACTTTTCATAATCTTACGTTCACCAATCGGGTCATCTTTGATTTCGTGAAGGACATTTTTAACCATCTTATGATGAAAATCCTGGAGCTTACTATTCGTCTCCCATCCTGGGTGTAAATCCATCCATTTTTTTATGGCAAAATATTCTTTATTTGCAATATCAATAAACGCTTGACGCATTCGCGCATTACCTTCATCTCTCGCCCATTGATGATTATCCCGGACATAAATAGTATCGCGTTTCTGGTCTGTGCAATGAATCGGACGCTTATACAAATCCATTTGTTTTAAACCGTCAATCATCACTTTACTAATCCCTTCAACCAGTCCTTGGTTCCGTGTATACGTCAAGTCATCCATTGTTATTTCGAGTGAATCTACAAAATCCGATATATTGACCGCATCTTTGCATTGTTCGTTCAGGAAAAAGTTCAAATTGAATTGATTATTATTGGTATTATTCACAATGATATTTCGTTCTTTACTTAATTCAACAATTTGCTTTTGTAGAGTTTTGTTCTGGTCTAATAATTCAAATACGAGTGAATTCACGAGAGATTTTTTATTTCGTTTCTTGCCGTCTGTAAGTGCCGAAATCATTTTCCGAATATAATCGGTCAACTTCTCATTTTGCTCAGTTAGAATTTGAGATACAGCTGATGTTGTAGCATCCGTTGCGGATGACATTGCAGATATAGTATCTGTATCCGTATCCATATCAATGGTAATGTCGTCCATTACAGACGACGATGCTGATGATGCTGATGATGCCGACGACGACGACGACGAACTATCAGAATCATAATGAATACTATGTTTATCATTTTCTGGTTTTTCACAGATTTGAATAGATATTTCAGGTTCAGTTACATTCAAATAATCAAAAATAATATCATTATCCTTTTTTTCCGCGGTTTTTTTAGATTTGAAACGATATCGCACAATTTCCATAGAGTCATCATCCTCGCGAATATTGTTATGGGTTGATGCTACTTCTTCTAATCTCTCGGATATCGTATTTGGAAGCTTAGCTTCAACCGATGTTGTCGTCATTGTAGTAGAAATAATAGAAACCGATATATTATTATTCGTGGAAGATATACCCATCGCTAGATTATGCACTGCCGACGTTTGTTTATGTTGAAATTGAAGACACGTAGAAGTATGTTTGTAATAACTCGACCGGTGTGCATAAGATTTTTTACAAAGGCATACATACTTTCCCTTATTCGTTATTATCTCAGTTGGAATCTTTCTATCCAAACTAGGCAAATGAGACAATCCGGACGTTTCATCGGCAAAAATATTTGGTTTATAATTGGAATTTCCTTCAACTCCATTGGTTTCATTTGTCAGCGTTTCGTCCATTTTTTCATCGTTCAAATTTGGTTTCATTTTGATAATATAATAATTCGCCATATCCTTGGCTTGAATTTCATTGATACAAACACATTCTTCCAAAATATTACACTTCCAATTCGTCCAACCACCATTCTTCCGAATGCAATCGTATAATTTCGTGTGATACGAATTATCCAAAGTTTCACGCTTATGTTTATACTTTCTCTGTGTCAAATTGGTTGTATACGAAATATATAAGTCCGAAATCTCTGTATTTTTACAAGTTAATTGATAGATATATGTTCGGGAGTAATCTGCAAACTTTCGCGGCATTTTTCACCGGTTTAAATTCAATATTCCGAGAGATAATGCTTCTCTTTATGTATAATGTATAATATACTTCTATTATTTATTCTGTGTCCGCTGACTGACTTTTCATTTTACCCCACGTCATTGGCAACATTGGCTCCATAGGTTCGTCTAAATGTTGCCATTCTCACTACAAAAACTGAACATCTCAGTCTCACTTTTTGTCTGATTTTGTCTTATTTTACCCCAGTTTTGTCTGATTTTGCAATTTGACACTTTTGACATTTTGGCAACATTTACACCATATTCAGTCACATCACCAGAAATAAAAAAGCTACTTTTCCCGCTAACTCAAAAAGGGTAAAATGGTATTTTTTAAAAAATGTCCAAATCCGGGTTTGCCCGTTTTACTTTTAAAACGCGTTTTTTTCGCATTTTAGCCTGACGAGAGCATAATTTTCAAAAAACGACGATATCCGTTCAAAATCTTGCAGGGTTGTCGTAACACAATTTCATTAAACTATGAAAATCGCCATTTTTGCGTCGGATTGCGCAACTTTTCGCCTTACTGACTTTTCAAAAAGTTATAAGATAATGCTATATATGCTTTAATTTTCAGTAAGGATGATTGTTATATCACTAAAAACTGAACATTATCGTGTCAAATATACATTAGCGCCAATATATAATAAATAAACATCATTGTATATATGTATTCTTACGTAATACTTATTGGAATAGTATATGAAAAAAACAGTAGTTATAGACTTGGGTTATATGAAACCATCCGTTGGAGGTAGTCGGTCGCGGTCTAGGTCACGAAAACGGATAATGAATGTAAACGAAAACGACGATGACGACGAGAGTATAGATGCTACTACTTCAAGTGAAGAATTGAACGACTACGACTACGACTACGACGACGACGACGACGACGACGACGAATACGATATTGTAGAAGATAAGTCATCAACAACAGTTGGTTCAAATATCCATCCGAGTGTCAAGGATTCAGATTATGCGGTAGATTCTGACGAAGACCTACTTCAATCCGTATTGGATGAACCAACATTCCCGTTGGATATTAATGCGATATTATCTGCGATGAATAAGACAGAGAATAACACAATTGCAAATTTGACGTTGAAGAAGATTCATATGCGAAGACACGAAATTCTCTCGTCACTACATTTGACACCTGAAAAGATGTCCGAGTTTGAACGAAAATTACAAATGTATCGCGTGATTGAAAACCCATATGACCTGAAACATAATCAATTGATACGATGGATACCATTACGGTCTCTTGAAACGCGCCCCTATCTCACACTTGGCGGAATATTATTCAACGTTCGTGAAAACCTGGAGGAGGAAGGAATACATAATGTATCCATCCGAAATGTGAAACGGTTTGTATTCAACATTAAATTTGAATTAAATATTGTATTTCAAAGGTTGAGCGAAGAGGAATTGCTTATCTTGCGTGCGATAGAATATGTGGATAATGAAGATAACATCTAGACGACGGAATTATGGATTTACATTTACATTCTTCGCAGTTTTTGTTATATCACGCATCAAGCGAGGGCGTAATTTATTTGTGCGTTTGCTTTTACAACGAAAACCGTGATGTCGTAGATTTTTATTACGAAAGATGGAACGAGAACAATATGCGATGCGGCGTGGACTTTCGTCCGATGAGTTGCGACTATTTCGCGCACGTGTTTTTACCGGTGGTTTAATACAGCGACACAATTTCTCAGCAAGTATATTTTGGGCGCGTTCTTTTATTGTTTTTGTAGAAATGCCTGAATAAGCGCGAGGTCGTGAATCGCGGTGATAATGATGAAGAATTTTAACATAATCTTGACGTGTAAGTTTCATATCTTCATCAATATCACTATCCGTATATTGCGGTAATGTTCGCATAATACTATAATATCATAATATTATAATAGTATAATGACTTCAACTACAAAAATACGCCCAAAGGTCGTTGTATTTGATGTAGATGAAACCCTCGGAAATTTCTCTCAATTCTCTATATTCACACACGTATTAGATGATTACTTCAATAAACCGGATATATCGTATCGTCATTTTAATGATTTAGTTGATTTGTATCCAGAGATTATACGCCCGAATATGTTACGTATACTAGATTATATCCGTAAAAAGAAAAATGCAAATGTGTGTAGTAAAGTGATGATATATACGAATAATATGGGTCCGGATACGTGGGTAGCGCATATTCGTAAATATTTTGAGTATAAATTGCGCGCATTGCATTCCGAAACTAGGGACGGTGGGCTTGCGATTACGCCTCCTTTATTTGACCATACAATTGGCGGATTTAAACCGCAAGATGCATCTACATCAGTATCTTCCAGTGCATTTCCACAACGAACTACGAAAGAAAAGACCGTAAATGATTTGATTCGTTGTGCACGAATTCCACTTGATACCGATATATGTTTCCTAGACGATTTGCATCATCCTAAAATGGAAGACGAACACGTCTATTATATCAAATTACAAGCATATCATACGTATATTCCATTCCATATATTCGTGACGCGGTTTTTAAATAGTGCATTATATCGCGATGTATTTGATAAATTTGCGGTTAGCTCGGTTGCGACAACAACACCATCCGCTGTAAAAAAACAAGTTCTCTCCATTGAAATTCATAACCTATTTGTGAAATATGCAAATCATATGAAATACGATGCTAAAGCACATCAACGTAAAATGAATCCACGCGAAATTGACGAAATCATAAGTAAATATATCTTGTATCATCTTCAACAATTTTTTCGTGATGGTCCGCCACAGCCACAATCAAGTCCACATCTACGGAAAGCCGCTACTAGCAGCAGGAGCAGGAGTACCAGAAACTCCAAAAAAAATAGGTTGCCTTTATCCACTACTTCTACAAATGAACATTATCATACCGGTAATGTATTTTATATAGATAAAACGACTGCTATCAAGAATATGCGTAATAAAACGATTCGGATTAGGTGACATACCACACCACCACCGCCACCCCCTTACAATGTATTTGTAAATATAACCTTATCTCCGGCCGCTTCAGCCGCCACAATCGCTTCGTGTGTCGCAATTTGTGTTTCTGGTGTGGAATGCAGTTCGCGAAGGAATACAACACCAATATCTCTACGTGCGACCACGTGTTCTCTCGCATTCGCTAGTTTTGCCTGAAATATGCGCTCCTTTTCTTCGGAGACCCACTTTTGATGGCGTTTATTTGATTTGTGCCGTTCCCAATTACCTTTTGCTCCACGCCACCCACACGAACAACTCACAGGACGCACAATTTCCAGTTCGTGATGTGTATCGTCAAACAACCGCGACATAATGGTCTGGATCGCGTGATGCAGAATCATTGGACATGTTTCGTATCCTGCATTTCCTTCTTCTGGTTTGTAGTTGACTAGCATTTGAAATACTTCCATTTCATTGCCGCGATGAACCAAGTTGAACTCTTCACTCGTGTATATACTTGAATCTTCGCCACACAATTCAACGACGATAGCGTCGGCAACGCTCATAATTTCGTCGTATAGTTCTTCATTATCTTCTTTAATTTCATCCAAGGTCATCCAGCAACGTAAGATATCACCAGGACGATATCTTTGTGGTCGTGCCGCCGCCACCTGAGCCGCGGCTAATGCATTATTCTTGTGCCGATGTAAAGAACCAAGCGCATTCATTCCACGTAAATATACGCCTTCAGGTATGTTGTGCTGATGTTCTTCCATAATTTCCATCATAATATCCAATTCCTTCTGGATAGCACTTCCGATACCAGTGTAGTTCGCTGCTGATTCTGCTGCTGCTGCCATTTTGATGTATATGAATGTTGTCTACGTTGTTATAGATATTTGACAAAACATTTCAATTTTTCGTCAAATTACGCGAAACACGACTGACCCTCTCCCCCCCCCCTCACTAGAGCATTCCGAGGCAATTCGTATTCCATTATTTACCATCAGATGTATTGATATAATTATAAATCGGATGAACCACCGCCTCATTGACTGGCTCTCCTATTTTCTGCTGGATTTGATTTTTCGTATAATTTATAACGGTATCCGATACGATATGTGTAAATAAAATGAAAACACATGTATACATAATAAGTTGCCGGTCAAATTCACTGAACGTGTTTCCGCCTAAAAACGCGAACTTGGGGTTGGTCCACGATATGGTATTAAACCGAAGTAACAGAATAAATACGGCAGTATACAATATTACTTTTTGCAGCAAAGGAATATATTCGGGTAGAATATTGTAAAACCCAAATAATACAAGCAAATAACTTGCATACAAAAAGAAGTCAATATATTTGTAATACATCGTATATTTACTGAATATAGGTTTAACAATGTCGCGAATCCCAGTCACTACTGCAACAATGAGTTCTTCTGCTGCATTTTTGATGGTATTCATAAAATGGTTTTTGTAAATTATTTTGTTAGAGAATACTTGTATAATATATAGATAATATTACGTTTCTGCATTATTCGGGTCTGAAACATAAAATGATAATAAACGCGCACTTGGGTCTAATACGCCCTCGCAAAATGGATGTCGCCAGTAATACGGGATGATATCACCGCGGCCTTCATAGATGTTTTCAAACACACGCCGATAATAGAAACTTTCTTTGTCATATGGTGGATTGTGAAGCGAGTATAAACAATGCGATTTATTGTTAAACTCTTCATCGGAAACAACACGGTCAGAATACTCTTTAATCATTTGAACCCACGTGCGACCTCCATTTGCCGAACTTACCCCATCACTGAACGCTTCTTTTCTTCGCCAAAGAACTTCATCGGGTAAAAGTCCCGAATCTTGAAAAGCCCGACGAAGTAGGTATTTTTCCATTTTATCATCATTGAAACGCTTGAAACGCGGATGAATCGTCATAACATACCCGAGAAATGCCTTGTCTGCAAATGGAACACGAGCCTCCAATCCAGCACCACTTATACTCTTATCTGAGCGAAGGAGGTCAAAAAACCGAACGTCCCGAATCATCCGCTCATTTTCACGATGAAATTCGGAATCGCTAGGTGCTTTCAAGAACCCGCGATATGACCCGAAAACCTCATCCGACATATCTCCACAATAAATAACAACATCATCGGTTTGTTGTTGGATATATTTACTGATGAGATAGTTCCCCACAGAGGCGCGAATCGTAGTGGTGCAATAACTCTCTGTTTGATAAATTGTATCATAAATCGCACCGATAAAATCATCTTCTTTTAATGATACTTCGTGATGACACGTTCCCAAGTGCTCGGCAACACGTCTCGCCCATATTAAATCCACCGACCCCTCCAATCCAATGCTATAGGTATTCAATACCGTATCTGGAGAAGTCTTTTTCAACTCTCTCGCAACAATTGCAGTAACAAGTGAACTATCTAAACCACCCGAAAGAAGACAACCCACTGGTCGCTCACTCATTAAACGCTTGACAACCGCCTGTGTCAGCAATTCGCGAATATTTGCACATATCGTGTCTTCATTCTCCTCATCACCTGCCGCCGACGCCGACGCTGCATACGAATACGAATACGAATATGAATAATTTACACACAACGATTTTAGTTGCGACTCCAACAACGATACATCATTTGTCTTCTTTACGGTTGTTCCAGATTCAGTTCCGTATGAAACATACGCATAATCGTAGTACGACCGGAATGTCGCACTACCATCAATACTTTCTTCCCCAAGATACTCCATATAACAACCTGCCGGAAATTGGACGACTGTATCACAAATTGCATTCAACGATTTCATTTCACTGGAAATGCATATGCCATAATAATCAGGGTTCAAAGAGACACACATCAAGTCGGAATACTCACTTCCAAATGCACCATCGTGTCGGGATACTCCAATAAAGAGTGAACGAACACCTACGGGGTCCCTCGCAACATAGGTTGCTCCACTCTCATAATCGTGTAATACAAACCCAAATACACCATCCAGTTTACGCACTGTCTCGTGAATACCAACTTTCCTGTAAAGATGGATAATAATTTCGCAATCTGAACCGCTTTGATATTCTTTCTCTAATCCAAATTCATCAATGAGAGCTTTAAAATTGTAGATTTCGCCATTACACACCAACCGACAGTTTTTAATGAAAAATGGTTGGTCAGACGCCGGGTCCATTCCATTGATAGATAGACGATGAAATCCCCACGCGCGAGTATCGTCTTTCAAAAATACAGACTTATCTGGACCACGATGAGATGACAATATAAACGATTCTTGTAATGTTTTCAACTGTTGTAATGCAAGTCGTGCCACCGTCTGAAAATAGAATATACCACACATTTTAGAATGAGAACAATAACGAGATATGATATATTATGTATTTATGTATTTATGTATTTATGTATTTATGTATTTATGTTATTTATTTTCACAATATACAATAATAATATCATCTACATTAGTATCGTAATGGATTTTTACGGTGTTGTAAATGGAGCATATTCAAATCATCACGACCGTCTTGGCGAAATTAACCAACGTATTTCCGAGAGAAATATTCCTTCGGCTACCCTTCGTCCAGCATTCAATGTTCGCCCTCTTTCATCCAAATATGCAATGATGCCAATTTTAGAGACACGTCCTACACCGACGGTGTCTATTCCAGCTTATCAACATTTCACTACCGAGACAGTCTTCAATCCTGGAAATGCAAAGGCGCCCTGGTTAGGATGGGCGGAACGTGTCAATGTAGAATCATCGTTGCGAAATCAATTCTTCGCACTTCAACGTAATGACCGCGCGGTATATGTTCCGAACTCAACCAGCGATCTTTATATGGTTCACGTGGATAGTCGTATTGTAGAACAACCGAATCCGTATTTATTTGATAACGGTGCATCAAACTTCGCACCAATGAACCCGAATCCAAATGGTTTAGGCAAACTTACATTTGACAATTCTACACGGTTTCAACTTCGCACACTTCATTGCACCTACGACGGGTTTTGCACGGGTGAAGGCGGTCCAATCGTTGAGCCGGCGACGAATTATATACCAGAAGAACAATTAAAGAAGAAAAAGAAAGAAGAAGAGCAAAAGGCTCATCTCTCACATATTACAGAGGGTTTTTCTGGGGGGTCTAGGACAGACAACAAAAAAACCAACAATACGAACTCTAGTAACTACCCCACCTATCTCCCGCGCGCGACTGCGTCGTCAAATGCGAAAGAGCATTTAATGATGCGTAACCGAACATAAATAGAATTATTGATATGTTATCATACGAAAAAAAAAGATGCCAAATTTTTGTTCTATTATAACATATCAAACTGCTGTAAAATGGTTGAAGAAATACGAGAAGATGGGGGTGAGATGCGAAACTACCGCGATGAATGGAATGAATTCAACGAACTGACACTCACAGTTATGGCAAACCGGTCCCGTTACGATAAATGTAAAAAATCAATGGCGAATACAACCGACGCAGTTGCGGAGTTGTTTCATAAAGAAAAAGTGTATTATAAAGAACGCATATTAGCAATGACGCGTGGTTTGTTTGATGAACGTTGTGAAAATGATGAAATCAACCGTGCACATCAAGAATATTTGAAGTCGTGTATTGAGTATTTAAAGTGGAATGATATTACTGAAATGGTTGAAGCTGATAATCGCACGGAAGAAGCGCCGTATGATGTAGCGTATGCACGAGAGAATTTACATAAGAAAATCCAAGAGACGATGACACCGCCTACAGTTTTAGATGAATTATTACCAGAACCCGAAGTAAATCTATCCGCTACAAACACTACTTCCCCGAGACCGACGACACCAGACAACAAGTCTATATTATCTTTCGCGAACAAAATGTGTATTCGGAAAAAAACAATGGATGACTTTATTGTATTGAAACCCGCATCTGGAAATACGGATGAAGAAATCAAATCACGATTACCGAAAATCCGAGATTATCACAATGATATAATGAAACGAGCTGCGTAGTATGATGTTATATTACTTATACAGATTGACCTATAATCAAAAGCACTGAATCAAGTATTTTTGGTGTATATTGAGAATAGGAATATTCTCGCTGTGGTATGACCGGAAATATTTTACGACCATTTACGGTCTCCGGCGAAGAATCGTCGTGTAGTAATTTTTCTATATCATAATAGGTAGATTCGTCGTGAAAGGCCGACTCTTCTAAGTCACGAGTCTGCATAACAATGCCCAATATTTGTTCTTGAATTGAAACATCCTCTCCAGGAAATGGGGGGGTCATCAATGTATTTATATATGTTATAATTGTCTCCGATATATAGGACTTGAATTTTGCGTGAACCATCATCGTGGTCGGACGGTTGTTCCCAATATCAGAGTCTGAATCATTTGAAATAATGCTATAGACGTGAAAGAGCCGACTCACTTTATTGTAAAGAATGAACGCCGACCGATTACAAACATTGCCACGAAACACATTCATATGATAGATGTATTGTGATATGGGATGCATCGGATTGATACAAACTACGGCGGCGGGTGTATCATCGGCCGACACTGTTGATATCTCAACTAACGCGGCTGCTGCTGCTGCCGATGCATCGTCATCCATCACTCTTCTTCCGCTTCCGCTTCCGCTTCCGCTTCCGCTTCCGCTTCCTGTGTATATTTTATATGTGTGAATATTGGCATCACGAAACGATGGAGTTTGAATATTTATGCGAGATTGCCGACGTGGGGGTGGTGGTGATGCCAAACGAATGGAGCTTGACTGAGAACGAGAACGAGAACGAGAACGAGTTGTTACAACCATTATGATAAACAATAATGTAAAATGATATAATAGAATTAGTTCAATTTTTTATGATATAATAGTATAAGTTTAGTATTACATTATTTAACGATATGAGTGTCATAGAAGACGGTGATAACCACCATAAATTCAAAGCAGTTAGTTGTGCACCAAAAGATGAGACCGACCCGGATATGAATGAAACAAAGGATTTTTCGTGTTATTCATCAAAATCTCTCACCAAGTTGAAACAACTCTGGAATAAACGCCACCCAGACCAGAAGATTCAAGACTCGGACCCCCGCGCAATATGGACCGCATTAAAAAATAATATGAATCACGTATGTCATCAAGAAGCGTGTTGGCTCCGCCAGAGTTTTGCTTCATCTGGAATGGACCAAGAGATGCTTCATTATACATTTGCTCCGCAAGCTCCAAAAGAATGGAAGAAAAACATTCACGAGTGGCTTTCAAGTATTGATATCGCCAATTCACTGAAGCAATACGAACACGCAATCCCATCATTTCTTTTCATAGGGCCATCTCCCGTAGATTTTGACAAGGTGCTTGAGGACGGTCAGTGTGTATGGAATGAGTTATGTAAATTTGATATTATGAAACACATAAAAAATGGAAAACCAAAAATTGGTATTGTTTTTAACACCGACCCTCACGATAAACCGGGCGAGCATTGGGTATCTATGTTTATTGATGTGCGCGCAAAGGTCATCTTCTTTTTTGACAGCACAGGCGACCCCCCCCAGCGAAGAATACAAACATTTATGAAGATGGTGCGTGAACAGGGAGCTGCAAATGGTATTGATTTTAAGGAATATATCAATGATATCCATCATCAAAAAAATAATACAGAATGCGGTGTCTATTCTATTTTTATGATTATTCATATGCTCATTGGTAAAATGACTGTTCACGATTTTTTGGATAAGAAGAAGAAACTAACGGATAAGTATATGCAACGATTTCGGCGTAAATTTTTCAATGTGGATGAGAAAGTTCCGACGCCAAATGTAGACTTTTAGTGGGGGTGTTAGCCTGACGACCGACTAGCCTCCACAAAGCAGAACAGTCGTTCGTTACCATAAATTATATAAACATTTGTTATCATTGTTTATATAATGTCATCTCTCGTATCACAAGAAAATAAAGAACTTCTTTGGTCATTATTAGCGGAAGAAGGACTATTTGACGAGATCCCCGATAATGTAACACCGGAAGAAATAAAACACGTATTTGAGAGAATCTTAAAAAATCTCTCGGCGACCATCCCATCACTTCACGCGGCCAGGTTGAAAGAACTCCACCACGCGAAACGCCACGCCATCGCAGAAGAAGACTATGATACCGCGAAGAAACTCCGCACCACTATAGAAGAAATGGAGGCACCACTCGCGCGATTGGAGAAACTGGAAGCACGTAAGGTTCTCGCAATTCAGGCGGAAGATTATGAAGCGGCCAAGCAAATCAAGATGGAGATTGACAGGATTCGTGCTGCTTCTTTTTCTCTCAAAGAATTGAATAAGATTGCGATTGAATCTCTCGCCGTGAATATTCCGAAACTTGCGAGAGATATCAGTGCGATTAAATCCGGGAATACTGGATCTAGATTCACAGGCAGCGTGCGAGAGATATACAATGCAGAGGACTTTCATTCTCAGAAACGCCAAGAGGTTGAAACAAAGATGCGAGAGAAGGAGGCAGAGATGAGATCTTTTTTTGAAGTTCCACGTCCACCTGAGATTGATTTTTCGGATATACCGAGAGACCCCCGTCCAGTGATGCGGTTAAAGGCACACCCGGATATGAAAGTCAATGAAGACGGTAATGGCGACGACAGTCCACTCGCAGCCGACGGTGATGATATAGAAAAACTCATTGCCGAGAGAATCGCCGCACGTCAACGCGACCTGGATGAAATTGGCGAAAGAATAAAAGCAGCGATGCCGTCACCGCAGAAGCAGCAGCCCACTGAATATAACCCAAATGATATAAATCAATCTAATGATGCTATGCCTTCACCTCCTCCCGCACTAAAAACGTTGGATACACGGAAAGTCCGATTTCAGGAAGATACAAATCCAATCTTTCTGAAACTAAAGAGAAAACCGATACGGGAATACGAATGACATTTCTAATGAATAGTGTGGTGTTTATGTCTCACTATATAATATATACTATATATAATAGATACATTCAGAAATGGAGTCGGCACAAGAACCACAATTGCCAATTGTAGTGGCAGCGTTTATTATGATGCATGCCGGAATTGATCCAACCGAATATAGTACTGAAAAGAAAGACACTGTTACGAAATGTAAAAAACGTTCCATACCTCACGGTATTCCTTCCGGGCTTGGCGATGATTCTCTCGATACTGACAATTATTATGAACCTCATTGTTACGAATACAAATTAACAGCATCTGTCTTGGAAGCTGGTAAACACTTATATGCTCCGTCCATTTTAGGCAATTCATATTATGATCATAAAAACACTAACGTTTTTTTAGAAAATATGAATCAAAGATATGATAAAGCGACAACAAAAAATCCAGATTATATCAGTTATTGCTTGGAAGAAATCAAGAATTTTGAAGAAGGACACGTTCAAGGTATGAGACAATTAAATGATGAAAGTACAGGTTCACAATATGATCGTCAACAACAATTGGAACGTGGTGAGGCTATAGTGCATAAGTCTCGTGTACTATGGAATAAACATACTCATTATATCACTGAAAAAACGTATTCTATAGTTTACAATGATGACCCGATAAATTCTATAATGCTTTATTGTCCACAATACCGTTTGTCATCATCGGCGAAAGATGCAGGTGTTGTGACCGCAGAATTAAAAAAAGTAGAATCTTATAACGAATATGGTTGTGAAGTTATATTTGAACCTAATAGTAATACGTGTTCAATTCAGTTTAATGCTAGAAAATGTATAAATTATATTCCTTTTAAAAACATAGTAAATATGATTGATAATGTATTAAAATCTATATTACCACAAGGCGTTTCAAAATACGAATTATCTATTTTTGATTTTACTTGTTCTGAAGTTGAATTTCTTAATCATCCAAATAAAGAAGAAACACCGGAATATATCTCGTATAATAAAGAACATAATACAATGTTATATGGGACAAGACCCACAGAACAGGATTCAACATTTCAAAGACAAAAAATGAGTCTACCCTTTGCGGAACCAGACCTGGAATCGCCTCATTGTCACCACCACCTCCTGAGATCTTACTTTCGTTTGGAAGAAGGCCCATCAATTACTCCTTCTCCTCAACGTGCGTCTTCTTATATTAAGGTTCATTTGGATGTTGGTATTATAACGTTCGTTGACTCTGATCTAACTGTTGAACTTGTAAGCGATTCGTTAGACCCTTGTGATTGTCTACAAGGTTCTGGTGCTGGTGTTGATGAGGTTGAGGTTGAGGATGCGGATGCGGATGGTGGTAGCCGCCGCCGCCGCCCGCGTCGCACAATCAAGAAAGTATCTCTCCGCAATCGTCGTCGCACAAAGGTTCGGTCAAAACGAACCAAACGACAAAGAAAGACAAAATCAAAACGCTGAGAGATTACACAGAGGTATTGACAATGTTTTATTGAAAAAGAATGGAGCGAGCTCTGGAATACCAGGATTCACACTGAATGTTTTATTGAAAAAGAATGGAGCGAGCTCTGCGAGCGCAATTCTTTTTCAATAAAACACTAAAAAAACTCTATCCGCGACTGCTCACCAACCCCTGTCCGCAGGTCGGCGGGTATGATTGTCCGGCGTCCACGTTCCACCAAATTCCCCATTTTATACAATTCCAAGTCATAAATGATATGCGTGTCGGGGTCTTCCGCATATTCTTTTCCATTCACAGTCAACTTCCGCAGTGCAAGTGTTTTTGTTTGTTTGTTCAATTTCTTCGTCTTATCGTCCTCTTCCGTCGCAATGTTAGGCTGATACGCGAGTGTTTCATCACCTACTTCTACGCCAAACGAGTAGCATTGAAGGCGTTCCTTCGCAGAGGCATTTGCGTGAATCATACAATCAAAGGATGACTCTTTGACCGCTGTCAATATTTGGCGTGTAATCCGTTCCTTGATATTGGATATTTCGTAAAGAGATTGGTCGGTGCTCATCGGCGTCACCCCATCGGTTTTACTCTTATCATTCATACGAATATTCAACGACTCGTCATTGTCACTTGCAATTTGGCGCGCAGTGAATCGCATAATATAAAGAAAAACGTCCACTGTTCGCAATTCTTCGGGAAGGTCAATATGGCTACAAATACGACGAGCACGACCGATAATCTGTTCTGTGCGGACAGGATGCCAGTAAGGCTCAGTGATATGAACATATCGCACGTTTCGTAAGTTGATACCCTCTGCACCAGATGCAGTAATCATAAGAATCTTAATCACTTCACCATACATATTGTTTGTGAAACGAGGCGAGAGTTGTTCAATGATACTCTTTGGCACATTTTTCCACTTGCTGTTGAATATATTGCGGATGATTTCCTTTTCTTCGGCGGTTTCTGTTCCAGTATACAAGGCAAAACACGGCCGCTCTTGTTCTTCCGATGTCATATCAATCGTCCAGTCACCAGTTGACGACCGATTTATTTTGAATTGAGAGAATCCATTTGCTTCCAGAATCAGTTTGATAATACCGATACCTTCTAATGTGCGGAACTGGCTATATACAAGATGAAGACCGACGTGCTGTTTATCCAAGATATTATGAAGTAAATGAAGGAATTTAGGACTATATGTTGCAAGTTCTTCCGGAATGAGAAAGCTACCTGCACTGATTTTGAGGTCGCGGATGGCTTTATTTATAGCGGCTTGGTATTGCGCGACGTAGTCTTTTTTACCAGACAACGCCGGTTTTTTTCCAGACATAACCGCCGCCACTGCATCGGAATGTTCTCCAGTAATAACCATCTCGGTATCATCTTCATCGCTATTATCACCCTGACCAGTCTCTCCATCTAACATATTTTCATCCATCATTTTACTTCCGGATGTTTCTGCCCCTGCCTCCGCCTCCGCCGTCGCCGCACCTTTCGGTTTACGTCCGCGTTTTGGTGCCCCTTTAGCAGCACCGGTTACACCGATGTCCATTGCTCGTGCAATACGCGCGGCCAACATATCGGCAGTCTCGTGGGCATCACCCATAACTCCCGCATCTGGAAGAGTTCCTCGTGCTGCAGATTTTTCTATTTCGCTTGCACCGGTTATATCATCGCCAGGTAAGGGTCTCCGAATGGATGGTGGAAATACAAAATTACAGAATGCGCGCGAAAAAATACGATAAGTGGATGAAACATCGTCATAGATGCCTTCGCCTCCGTCGCCACCCTTCTTTCCTGCTGCTGCTGCTGCAGCTGCTGCCGCCGTTGCACCTCGTTTCTTCGCTTTCTTTTTCATATTGGACTCTTGATTACGTTCAAGGTCGCGGACACGCGAATAAATTGCGAACTGATAATCGCTCATTTCCACTTCAACTAGATGAAAATTTGTCGCGGAGTCATACATTGGTAGTAATTTCTCTTGCGCGCTGCGAAAATATGATGTCAATCCAAGAATACGACGAATGAATAGGTCGCGATTTTTAAAGTCTAATGTATTTGGGTCAATAAAATAACTATTAAAGTCATCTAATTTATCAGGAAGTGCAGTAAATGGTTCTTGTTTGTTTGTTGTCGCTGAAATAACAGAGATACCATTTTCGCGGAGTTTTTGCACAATCGCGCGTTCAAATGCGGCATCTGAGAGAAGACCATTTTCCGTTGCAGTCGTATCTACAACTGCAATACTTGCAGCTCCCGGCGCCCCTGATGGTGCATCTGACGGCGCTCCATTTGTCATAATTGCGGATGGGTCTCCGCGACGAATCACGCCTCGGTATTTTGCAGATACTGCATCATAATCACGGACAAACCCAAACGGATTTCGTGTAATGATTAATTTTTTAGTGCGCGTATTATAGTCCATATAGTCAAATGAAAGTCCAATTCCCTTTGCAAATCCTGCACCCATAGCCCCCGCTGCTGCCCCCGACGCCGCTTTTCCGCGTCCTAGACCTTTTGCCACTGTTCCAGGTGCATTCAGACCGAATATACTTTTAAATGTGTCTAATGTTAAGCGACCACTGCCGGAGGCAGCACCCGCCCCGGCCCCACCTTCGCTAATCGTAAAGACCCAGTTGTCAATATTACCACGAAGAATATTAAACAATACTGCGATTTCATTGGGGTAGTTAATAATGGGCGTGCCGGTTAATAAAACGACCTTCGCATTTTGTGCTGATAATAAAAAGTGGTATAACCGATATGCCATAGACGTAGACCGTTTGAGTTTATTCACAATACGACTTACAAAGTTATGCGCTTCGTCAATGATGATGACTGCATTGTCAAATGGATTACGAGTATATCCATCTGTCATACTTTTCAACTTTTCAGCGCGAAGACCGTTATAATTAATAAAGTCGTATTTGGTATTTATCATTTCGTCAATTTGACGGTCTACGCGAACACGCTGACTCGCGGTGAGTTCCGTTTCATAATTACTGGGTTTGGTGACATTTACCATCCACGCACCGCCATTTGCGCGTACAAATTTATCATCAGGAAACATCAGGATTTGCGATAAAACACGGGTAAGTTCGGGATTACCACGAGAGTCAATGAATTCCCAATACTGGTTTTTCTTATACATCAGGTCGCCGCATTTTGACTTCATTTCTTCAATATAATTCATACGAAGAGATGCTGGTGTCATAACAATAATACGCTTAAATGTCTTGAGGCCTTCTGCGATGGCGATAGAGGAACACGTTTTACCACTACCAAGGCCGTGAAATAGCAATAACCCGCGGTAAGGCGAATATATATTGAGATAATCCCGGACGATTTTCTGATGAGTAAGTAGAGCTACAGATGCAGTATCATCGCCGCCGTAAAGTGCCTCACACGTTATATCTTTTTCACCGGAAGTGAGTTCATCGCGATACGGGCGAAACAATGCGTTAATATATTGGATGAATTTTGCGCGATTATTCATATAAAATTCGGATGCTTGGACCTGGGGAAGTGGGCGTGGGGTAGGGAGTCGTGTTGCGACGATGGTATCACCCACTTTATAAGCAGCGATATTCACGGTTGAGTCTTCGCGTTCTTTGATTTTCTTAACAGCCGCCTTTACACCGACAGTTGCGGCACTTACTGAATTTACGGCGGTTGCTTTCGGCTTTGGGCGAATCATTCGTTTTTTTGGAGGAGCGGCTTCACCTGCTTCGGTGGCTACTTTTTCCGGTTCATCTGAAGAAGGTGGTGGTGGCTGCGGCATCCGCATTTCTTCAAAATCAGACGGTTCATTTGCTTCTGCAATTGCTAATGCGGCTGATGCTTTCGTTTGTTTAACAATTTCGTCAGACGGTAAAACCGCGCGTTTTTGTAATTTAATAACGGCAGCAGGAGCGAAGGATGCAGCCTCGGGCTCGGCCTCGGGCTCGGGCTCGGCCTCGCTAGAAGAAGAACCAACTCCTGGTTTTGATGTATCAGTCATAGATTCAAATTTATTAGAAAAAGAAGTCGGTTGTAATGGAACAACACCTGGAGCCATACGCGACCCCCTTATTTTCGCCATAATTGCATCTCGGTCAAAATCAACCGTGTGTCGTTTATCAACAAGAAAAACTCCTTTCGCCGTCCCCGCCGCTGCCGCTGCCGCTGTAGCAGGCTCTTCTTGAATACTGCTACTACCTTCCACCGGTAATTCTGGTTCTTTTTCACGAATTGTTGGCTGATTACCCGTTACATTCCGCGGTTTTTTAAATACATCACTTGGTAATTTACGAACAAAATTCACAACGACACCCTCTTTCGCATCTACTGCCGCTGATGAACGAACCGCCGGGCGACTTGTAAGATTATATTGTTTCAATACATTCATAGGAATGAAATGAGATATTACTAACATATACGATTATATTTATTTCGCAATCCGCGCGATTTGTTTAATCGCGATTTCGCACGTGATTTGTTCTGCCTTCTTCTTGATTTTATGTGTAGCGCGTGCAAAGAAGACAAATGCTTTTCCTCCATTTTCCTGGCAAATACGATGAATGCCAGCAAATCCATCCGATAACGAATCAAACGGAATCGCCGCGGAAGGCTGCCCGATGACTTCATGTAATGGTTGTCCTAAACATAAATACAACCCCATTTCATATCCACCTTCTGTATCTCGTGACAATTCAATATAATCGGGTGTTGTCTTAAACTCCTTCTGTATCTTCACCTGGAGAATATTCTTGTAATTGTCATCATTTTTGATGAGATTCGTCCAGTCAATGTGCCTCTCAAACACGGTTTCAATGAAGATTTGAGCAATTTGAAACCCTGGACCGGATGTAAATATTTTCTCAAACCATTTATCGTCATCGTGAATCGTAACGCGGTTAAAATCCAAAAATAGTGCTCCGATAAACGCTTCAAACAAGCATCCCAATTTTTTTAGATTGGTTCTCGTCTTTTTTTCTTCTGAATGTTTGGAAATAATAAACCACCGATTTAACCCCATTTCCAATGCAAATTTGCCGATGGTTTCATTTTTAACAATCGCAATTTTCTTCTCAGTCATAAAGCCTTCATTCTCTTTAGGAAAACGCCGGTAAAGGTAATATTTTGTTATACACTCTAGCACGCCATCCCCGACGAATTCCAGACGCTCATTTGATTTCTGATAAAGAGGCATCGCGCCTTCCGGGCGTTCTATAAACGATACATTTTCTAACTCATTTAGCGCTTTAGGGCGTTTTGTATAGGAACGATGGATGAATGCCCGTCGGTAGAGTTCAAAATTGTGGACTTGCGAGGGGACGCCGTAACGTTTGAGAATGCTTTCAACCTCGGGAAGAGTTACTTCTATATTTTCAGTATTGTATGGATTGAAAATATACCCGCCACCATCTACGCGTATAATATCGTCGTCATTGTATATATTCTTTCCAGTGCGAGCGCTTTCGCTTTCTCCAATCAATGAATGTTCGTGGTCATCAACGATATTTAGAAGTATATTCTCATTTTCGGAAGAACTCTCGGCGTCTGAGCCACCACTGCCACCACTGCCACCACCCCGACCGCCGCGACCACCCCGACCACCACCGATGCTACTACTACAGTCACGAAGACGAAACATTTCAATATGAAGAATAGATTATCAATTATACTATATTTAAGCAAAATACAATCAATTTTTTATATCGTTATTATTTATAATTCAGCATTACAATGGTATTAAGTGGCCCCAAGAGGATTTCAAGTATTCGTTCCCTCGTGAGTAAGGGTTGTCATTTTGGAAGTATGCCTGGTTCCGCCCCCAAGGTCGGACGTGGCACCTGGACTTCTGTGGCATACCGTCAGGGAGGTATGACGTGCGACTGCTTGGCTAAGATTCGTTTTTCAACCTGCGCAGAACAATATCAGTATTTGAAGGATAATAATCTCGTCTTTAACTGCAAATTGACTGGAGGTGTGGGTCGTCAGCCTTTCAATAAGAACTGTGCCCCTGCTAAGGCTTAAATCAAAGCGAACCGGTTTTATTACATTTATTACATTTATTACATTTGATTGATGAAGGATTATTTATTATACTATAATTATATATCTAGTTACAATTATGGTAAACAGCAAAGTTGCGCGTCGCGTTTTATTTAATAGCACTGGTCCAACAAACGCAATTCACACGGATACACAACACGGTGGTGGTGATAAGAAAGGTGGCGCTATCCCTGCAGGGACAGGTCAGATGCGTAGCTTCGCAATGAGAAACACAATCGTTGAACCTGCCAAGAATAAAGAGTTTCTATTCCGCTTCACCGAGAGATTGAACCCAGCACGTCACTCTGGACCAAAGTTGTAATCTGGCACAATAACAATATAAACACAGAGTTGTATTGTTATGTAATTCATCCTATGATTATAAAAATTGACTGCCGAGAGAAAGAATTACTTGCACTTCTAGCCACCGCCACTGCCCCCGCCACCGCACCCGCACCCGCACCTGCCCCCGCACCCGCCGAACCGAAGGATTATTATGTAATGGACCTTGGAGATGGAATGACGATGAATGTTCCTTACCCCAAAAAATCTCTCGGAAACGTAAATGCGAATTCAAAAAAACGAAAGCCAACAACATCAACATCACCTCCTCATCATTTATCCATCGCGACGTGTCACGAAATCAAATCCGAGAGATTGCCTTTAGGTGATATTATTTTAAACGGACACGGACGCGACATCGTCCTATTTGAGAGAAAGACACTAAATGACCTTGCAGCAAGTATCCAGGACGGGAGATATAAAGAGCAATCATTCCGTCTATTGGAAGAAGCCGCTGCAAATGGGTTTTGTCATCATAATATCGTTTATATTATTGAAGGTAACCTCGCACATTATGACGAATCACGCAATCATAATAACCGGATAACGAAGTCTGCTCTTCAGAGCGCGATGGTTTCACTTCTTTATTATAAAGGGTTTTCGGTCGTCCGAACGATGAATATAGACGAAACCGCCGACTTTATTCTCCATTTTGCAGATAAAGTCGAGAAGGAAGGACCTTTAGAAAAAGAGGATACACAACAAGCATATAGTGAAGTCGCAGCCAAAAAAGAAAAGCGAGACTACATCACGCGAGAGAATATTGGTGAGATTATGCTCGCACAGGTTCCAGGAGTTAGCGCAAAAATCGCGTCGGCGATTCTCTCGAAATACAACGGTTCACTTTACGAATTTTTAGCAGATTTACAACGGAAAATCAATGATTACGAAGAAAGTTTATCGCCGAAATTGTCCCCACCGTCGCCGAATTCAGGTCATCAATCTTCTGTATCAGAATTAGTAATAATAACGGAACAAACGCACAATAAACCCATTGCATCTGCATCTGCGTCAATGAATAAAAACAAAATGAAGCACGTTTCTGAGTGTTTCGCGGATATTGCGATGGACAGCAAACGAGGTATCGGGAAAGCGACGATAGAAAAGCTGTGTTATTTTTTATCGTGATAATGTAGTAGTATATAAGGTGAATCCATAATAGAAACTGCTATGTCTGGTAGAGGTAGTGGTGCTAAAGGTGGATTAGGATTAGGATTAAAAAATGAAAGCACCGTGACCGCTGGACGTATGGAAAATTATAGTGAGATTGCCGCGATAAATATTGACTTTACAAGTAAATTATTTTACATGTATCGCGAAGTTGTATTATTATTAATTATCAGTTTTCCACAGAACGAGGTAAGTAATTTTCTTTTTGGCGTTGATAATGCCAGTGCATTGGTCCGATTTTTCAACAAAAGAGGAGGATTAACAATCCAAGAGTTTGATAAAATAGTATGGTTTTTGGTGAACAGCGAACAATATGTTAGTCATAATTATCACTCCAGTTTTTTTAATGGATATAGTAGACAATACTTAAATAGCAAAGAGTTCAATGCAATACAAGCATCAAAATCAATTTCAATCATTATATGTCGGTATTTATTTACGATAATCAGGACAAACCAACATCCGCAGAAGGGTGGGATGGATAGAGAACCTTCTAAGAAATCTGAAGATAAGCAAGAACTGGCATCAGCAGCAGCAGAAGCAGCACGCCTAGCCCGAGAAGAAGCAAAACGCCTAGCCCGAGAAGAAGCAGCACGCCTAGCCCGAGAAGAAGCAGAACGCCAAGCCCAAGAAGAAGCAGAACGCCAAGCCCGAGAAGAAGCAGAACGCCAAGCCCGAGAAGAAGCAGAACGCCAAGCCCGAGAAGAAGCAGAACGCCAAGCCCGTTTAAAACGCCTAAGCGAACCAAAAGAAAACAGAATTAAAATGAGTGACGAACCTGTGTTCGCCGAGTTAAAACCTATTGTAGATGATTACAAATATATAGTATATAAATGTGACATAATAGAAGGCATATTAGATGAACCATATTTAAACCATAATAATATTGATCCAATTCCTCCTGAGTTAACTTCTTCCGGTAGTCCTCCTCCTCCTCCTCCGGTGCAAGAAGGTATAACAAATGAAGGTAAAATAGATGATGATTTGGCTGTTAGTGATGATAAAGGTTTAGTTAACGATGTATTAACCACAATTGTAGAATTACCACAAGAAGAAGGAAGAAGAAAGTGTTCTAGATTTGTTCAACTTGCAGAAGCAAAAAAAGCCCTTCAACAAACACTTCT